GATCTATCACAAGTACAAGATAATTATACCTTAGAGGATATTGGAAACGACAGTGCAATCTATGATAATACCACCGCTTCTGCATATTTTAACAGTCTTACAAAAGGAACTAAAAGAGAAACGAGGTTTATAACTCCGTCTTTTAATATTCCACGAGGCGGAACCTTTTCAACAAATTATATTTATAAACAGGCTATTAACGAACATTTTGCTATCTATTTTGGAAGTGCAACTATTGGCTCAGATGCTTCTGGAGGTAATTTATACTTGCAGATTGATGGAATCAGTGGAGCAAATGATAAAATAATAGGCGAATGGTATGTAGATGGTACTTCTTATAATGGCAGTTTAGTAATAACGTCTAATACATCAATATGGGTAAGAAAAGGTTTAGGTGGGGCTGATAACTTAACAACAAGCGAATGTGCAGGTAAGACAATTATTTTTAAGATTTTAGCTTGGACTACTACAAACTAACTGCAATAAAACTATAATTATCCTACAATTAGTTAGAGTGTTACTTACTTGTGTGGTTATACAATTCTCTTATGATAAGCAGTATTGCAAAACTGGCAAAAGCAGCACTTGCAGACGTAGACAGGCAGAAAGTTTTATTCCTTCTGGAATGCGTAAACCTTACAAAACAAGAGCGTGAAATTGTGGAACGCACGGAACTTGCAGGTGAAAGACTTGCGGACATGGCGGACGTTTATGCGCTGTCTATAGATAGTGTGTCGCTTATAAAGCGACATGCGCTGCAGAAAATCGGCGTTTATCTTACGCAAAAATTACAGTAAAACTACTTACTTATTCACTTCTCTTTTTACACTTCTGCAGTATTATTACCGGCAAGAGGTGACACATGGATTATAACACTATTGCACAGTCTTTACTTGCCGGTATGACCGGAAATAATCAGAACATGACGGTGCCTAAGCGCAGTGTAATTACTGTTGCGGGGCTGAATGAAGCGCGGGGATTTAACTTGAATCCTGGCGAAAGCATTGTACTTATTGATGCAAACGATGATGTATTTTATATCAAAGAATGCGACGAAATAGGCAAAAGCACTACAAAGAGCTTTAAGTACGAGGAAGTACAGCTTGAAGAAGCTCCGGCCGGAACGGTGAGCAAAAAGGAGTTTGATAAACTCTCAGGCGATGTAAAAGAGCTTAAGAGCATGGTGAAGGAGTTTGTAAATGGCAAGCACGATAGTGAGCCAGCTGCGTAATAAGGCTGGAAATATTGCGGGGCCTCAGGCTAACGGCGACCTTATGAGCCAGTTTATGCAATTCAAAAAAGAGATAGATGCATCCGGAAAAGATCCTCAGACTATGCTCAATGAATTACTTGCCAGCGGGAAGGTGCCGCCGGCTATGTTGAATCAGGCAAAAACACTGGCAGCAGTGTTTGCAAATAAAATTAAATCAGGGCGATGAAGCCCTGGAAGGAGACCAACATGAACGAAAACGGAAGTTTTCTCGAAGGAAACGGAATCATAATCTTGATTCTTTTCTTTATCATGATGATGGGCGGCGGCGGTTTTGGAGCCTGGGGTGGTGCCAACAATGCAGCCGTTCAGGGTGCACTTACCCGTGCAGACGTGAATGACGCAATTACCTTCCAGAATATCGGAAACGGTATCGGAAATCTTGCGAACAGCGTGAATATGGGTTTTGCAGGTGTGCAGAACAGCCTGGGAAGTATGTCTGGAACAATGGCAACACAGTGCTGCGACATTAAGGCTACTATCCTTGCAGACGGACAGCTTACACGTCAGATGATCCAGGATCAGACTATCCAGGATCTTCGCGACAAACTGGCAGACAAGGATAAGGAAATCTTAGTTGCACAGCTTGCAGCAAGCCAGGTAGCACAGACTACCCAGCTCGAGAACTACATCGATACAAAACTTGCAGCTACACCGGCAGCTTAATTCATAGGAGGAACCTATGGATAACAAGAAGATTGCCAGTATGCTGCTTAAGGTTCAGATGGACGACTTGAAGGATGCAGACATGCTTGTAGATTATGCAGAAGCCGCAACACGCGAAGGCGACACGGCTATTGCTACTGCAATGTATGCACGCGCCAAAAATCGACTTGCCCAGATGAACGAATGCAAGCGCACTATTGAAGGCGTTATGATGCGAGCCGAACAGGAAGCCGCCGCTACAGGCGAGACTGTAAGTACAGCCGGCATCTATTCCGAGCTTTACAATGACTGGATTAATTCCTGGGAAGAAAAGCTCCGTGCCCGCATGATGTAGTAAATTAAACCTTAGTGTTTAGGGGAAGCAAAGTGCTTCCCTTTTTTTATTTATTTTTTTAATTGTTTATGATTTATTCCGCAAAGCAAGCCTATACTTATAGAGGGTGGCCTATGGCAGAAGAGAAGAAAACAAACTACGGACTGATTATTACTCTTATGATCACAATTCTAGGATGGGGGGTGACCTTTGGTGTGTGCCAGAACAAAATCGAAAACAACACAAGAGACATTGAACGACTTGAACAGTACAAAGTCACAATGGATTCAAACACTCAGCAGATTTATACACAGCTTGCTGGCCTTAATGCCAAAATGGACCTCTTGCTCGACGGAAGAATTATCGCAGGAAAGTAATCAGCCGGAAGAACCACAGGAGACAGTTATGATACACAAAAAACTTACTGATCTTGAATATTCAGTGCAGGGAAAGTTTCACGATGCCTACACCAAAATGAATAACAGCACGCTTCTTAAGGAAATGGGTGTAGAAAAGGTTGCCATAAGTGAAACGCTGCGCGACCTTACAACACAGATGGCCTACTTTGTGCGGGGCCGTATGGACGTAAAGTACGTAAAAATGTTTTACAAGGCCGCCGGACTTTATGACATAGGGGATGCAGAAGCAAAGACTATCATAACCAACACGCTGGAAAGCAATCACATGAGTGGACGTGCAGTAGATTTTGTTCCGGTTAAAGATGACAAATTATGGTGGAATGCGCCGGACGAAGTATGGCGCGTAATGGGAGAAATCGGCGAAAGCTGCGGCCTTAAATGGGGCGGAAGGTGGAAGGACCTTAAAGACACGCCTCACTTTGAAGCATAATAATAAGGAAGAAAAAAAGACATGGATTTTAATTCAATTTTGAACATTGTAAAAGAGTATATACCGGTTCCGGTAATCGTTGCAGTTGTTTGCGTAATCATGCTTGTATACGGATCCAGCTGGGTTGCATCCGCAATAGAGCAGACGGTGGAAGAAAAAAAAGGAAAGCAGATTAAGATTTTTGACCATAAGAAAATATGGTTATCTGCGTTTTGGTGCATCATTGTAACGGTTGCACTTGCATTGTCTAACTTTATTGAATGGAAGCAGGTGCTTTATTACTGGCTGTTAATATTGGGAGCTTCTACATTTACGTATGAAGCGTTCCTTAAAAAAATAGGAATGAAACAGGAGGAAAAGCAATGAAAAACAAACTTACTATCATTGCCGTAATCTGCATTATTGCAGGTTGTATCGTAGGACACTTTAGCACAATTGCTATGGTGGATTATACAGCAATTGCTGTAGAAGCTTTTGGTTTTGTTACTCTTATTGTAAACACAATCCAGAAGGCAAAGGAAAAGACCTGGAAAGAATATACTTGCGTTGCGTTGTTTATTATTTCCGGTGGTTTATGCGCAGTTGCAGGTATGGCGCTAGATACAATGACACAGCTTATAACTTTGGTTGCAGGGCTGGTTTTGTTTATTGCGGGGCTTATTACTGTAAGTATTAAGAAAAGCGGAGATAAATGATTAAGAAAATCCTGGCAGTACTTGCCTTTATAGGTTCAATATTTTCTGCTATCTTTTATGTCTTATTCAAACAGGCAAAGGATGAGCAGAAACGAGATAAGCTGGAGGCAGAAGCGGAACAGGCAGAACAGGCCGCCGCAGTTGCTACAAAGAATGCAGAGCTTAAAAAGGAGGACGAAGCACTTGCACAAAAAAGTCATTCAGGCGCTAAGCTGGATAATTTTGATGCTGGCCTTGACAGGCTGCGTAAGTCATCCCAAAGGGGAAAGGAAAGAAACGCCGGCACCGGTAATAACGGTTGAAACAGTTTACTTTCCATCCTTCCCCCAGCTACCGGAGGATATAATTCCGCTGGATAAAGATAACAATATTGTTACATTCGACGATACGGAAATAGTAACTGTTGTTATTCCTTATTGGTATTGGAACTTAATTATTGATTATGTAGAAGAGACGGAGGCTGCAGTAACTTCCCTTACTGCACAGCATCCGCCCTAAATTATAAAGGATAGTATAAGACTTTATAATTTATTCCATAAAAAATAATTAACATGAATAGTTCAGGCCCGTGTAACAATCACCCTTCCCATTGATTGCACGGGCCTTCTTTATTGCATAAACCTAGTAGTTTAGTATACAATCCAAAATATGTTTAAATGGATTAAGAATAGGATTAAATTACTAAGGAATGACACGGAGCTTGCAAAGCTTTTATTTTGTCACCTGCTGCTTATTGTTTTGCATTATTTTGAATACAGAACAACAGACGTGCAGTACTTTTGGTATTTAAGGGCCGGCGGATGCGCTTTAATATCTGTATTAATATTCTTTTTGGGTAGGACCGGACTGGCCTACGGACTATTTATTTTCAGCTGCACTTTAGTTTATATAAATAACTTTTACAATTATGCAACAATCTTTTTTATGTATATTGCAATTGGTGCGAATCCAAAGCTCAGGAAAGCTGCGCCCTGGATTTATATATTAAATGTCATAATATCTTACAAGTTGAAAAATCTTGATATAATTGCTTTTTGCATCCATTGTGTTTATACAGTTATGTTTGGAATAAAGATTAATTATGTATTTATTCCGAATAAGCCGGAAGTATTAAACCTTACTGAGGATGAAAAGATTATTTTGAATGAGCTTGCAAAAGGAAAACTGCAGAAGCAGATAGAGGGTTATCACCAGAATACGGTAACTAAGTATTTAAGGAACGCAATGGAGCGTAATATGTGCAAGAGTAAAACTGAGCTATTGCAAAAATATATGGCAACAATAAAATCACAAGACAAATCACAAGAGCAGGATGACTAATCACACAACAGTTTGCACGTGTTTTAACCTATAATAAAATTATAGGAGAAAGAAACATGTGTAGAAAATCACCGTCAGTACTCTATGTTTACAAAAAAATGAGAACAACAAAAAAGTCAGTGCTTTATGAAGAGCTGGAGGACAGTCCGTTGTCAGTACATGACTTTGCTTTTATCTGCGATGTAATTGCGGGGCTAACCATTATGGAGCTCAGCGAGAAGTTTCACAAGACGCCATCCAGAATATCACAATGGAAGCGCGAAGTTTGCGAGAAGATACACCAGTTTGATCTTGCAAATATGTCTACGCGCTAATTTCCTTGCCGTAAGCGTACAGGTACCGGTATATGATATTGACGACGACTTGCGGCATGGGATCCGCACGGACCTGCTGGATGCAGTTTTCTGTAGGCTGCAGACGGTAATACCTTCCCTGGTATTTTGCAAATAGTCCGTGTTCATTTATACACAATACAACATCACAGCGGGAAATATCAGGACCTTCCGGAACATAAAAGGTAGAGCCCTGGAAGGTAACGCAGCCACGCGCATCTGCATGGCGGTTGAACTGAGCGCACAAAATATCATCCAGGTTTTGTGGCGCATCAATATAAAAGCTGTCATCATCCGTAGGTTTTACTGCATACTGCTTATTAAACCATTCAACATATTTATGAATTATTGAGTTTGCTTCCTCAACAGTTTTTGCGCCATTCTTAAAAAGCCACATAGGAAGCTGGCCCTGGACGGTGCGCCACATACGTTCAACACGGCCCTTTGCTTCCGGAGACCATGCAAAGATAAGATGTATATGCAGATCCTCACAGATGCGTTGCCATTGTGTACGCTTTTCGTGCATTATTTCCAGCTTTTCCCATTGCGCGAGCTTTTTGCTTTTTGGAGTATGACAGAAGATTGCAGCTCGGTCCGAGTATATCTCACGCGGAACGCCATAGGTATTGCAGGTTTGACGGAGCACTTCCAGATAACCATAAAGGCATTCATTTTGAGTAAAGTATAAGCCGGTTATTTTTCCTGTTGCATCATCAATTCCGCCGGAAAGACAATAGCGGTTATCATCGCCAAACTTATAGAACCAGGCAAACGGAGTGCCATCTACCTGCATTAAGTCACCTTCATTGTACCTGCGCAGGCGTGGACGGTGTACTTCTTTTTTGACCTTGACCTTATGAGATTCAGGAGAGACCAGGTTATACTCAGCAAGAATATTGCGCACGGTAGAAAGCGACACGTTGATATTTTCAAACTCTTGTAAGCATTTCTGAAAGTAAGAAAAGTTTACATCTGAGTACTGGCCGGAATAGAGGCAGGCGATTTTTTCACGTGTTTTTTGTGGGACCTTATGAGGCGGAATATGGCCGATATTTCCATGCTCAAATATCTTATCACCATAACGCGCGTATTTTTTACGCAGCCTGCAAAGATGATCAATGCTATATCCTGTAGATTCAGAAGCCTGCTTTAAGGTGTACTTATGCTGATATAATCCCTTAACATATATAGGGAGTACAGCCTTGTGTTTTTGAACGACGGTATTTTTCATAACACAAATCCTCCGAGAGAATGTATCGGTAAGTGTATCAGAAAAACTTTAATACAATTTTAAACATTACAGAAAAAATATAAAAAAAATATAACGACTATATAATTTTATTTATTCGACATAATAAATTTTGCTTGACATTGTAGATAACTTGTTGTAAACTCGAATTAACTTGACAAGATAAAATGTCGAGTTGGTTCAGAGTACGTCATATTCACCGTCTTTATGATCTACTCTGCTGGATCAAATCACGGATGCCAGACTAGCAAGACGGTAGCTAGCCTGGCGTTTTTTTTAGGAGGAAGAATATGACTAAGTACGAGTATGCAGGAGAAATGCAGGAAGTATGTTTCAAAATCTCACAGGTATGGAAGGTTTTGGAAGAAGAAGGTTTACAGGACTTTTACTACGCAGCAAGCGAAGGTTTTGTAGAAATCCGCAATAACTATAGTGTTGAAGAAGCTGATCAGGTTATATCAACAGACCAGGAAGAACAGCTTGAAAGCACTGCAGCTTATCTTAAAGAATTACGAAAGCAGGCCGCCGAGAAGCTGGATAAGGAGATCTCAATATGAATATGGCGGAATACTTTACAGAACTTAAAAATATCTTAAACAAAATCAACAGACAAACCTGGACGGAAATTAAGATGCTTGAAGGTAACAATTACGATACCAGAGCAGCCGGTCCAGAAGAACTTAAAACTCTTGATAAGGCAAAAGAGGCCTTAAATGCAGTAACGGAAATATTGCAGAAAATATAGCCATGCCCTGGCAAAAAGGTGGGGACCTTAAAAAAGGTGGGAGACATAAAGCAGTGGGAGGAATGGGAACAGCAATCATTCATTTTTGAATGGGAGGAAGAGCCCAAGCCCAAAAAGAAAAAAGTTGATTATAACTTATTAGTGCAGAAACTAAAAGAAGGACCGCTTACCTTCTCACAGATTAAAGCACTTACAGGCGTGAGCCATCATGGTGTATCGCAGGTTATAACCACTTTGTCGCTGCACTATCCCATATATGAAGCAGCACGGGGACTTTACAAACTTTACGGGGCTGATGACTACGGGGACGGAATTAATCATAAAGCCCTGGAGCCGGAAGCAGACGAATGGTAAGGCCCCGGAATATTATGAGTAGGAGGAAAAATGTTAAGGGACGTTTACTGGCGGCAATATCCTATTGACCTATTAACAGACGAGAAAATGGGTTATATAGAATCACAGATGCCGGCCGGTTTTGAATATGCACCGTATATGTTTTATATCACGGCGCTTAAGCTGGCGGATGATGACGGTATTTTTAATCTTGAAGATGGTGTTATTTTTGCAAGACTTATGCGTGTAGTAAACGTGCAACACGTATTTGCAGTTGCAAACTTAATGCGTAAATACAAGATTATCTACAGACTGAGCGACGATTCAAACTTGTGCGGTATTGTAGACTGGACTTATTCCGACAAAAAGAAGCGAACAATGGCAGAACGCAAACAAGCTGCTGCTAATGCCATTGAAAGGGAGCGTGCTAAAAGCATAAGCACCAAGGACTTTGTACCGGCAGGATGCGCGGGTAAATGTAACGACATTCCGCAGTCCACAGCTTGCGTGGGGAAATGCAACGACATTCCACAGAGCCCCGGAAACAATGCAATGGTGCCGGCCCAAAACGCCCCGCAACCAGCGCAAAGTGCTGTTTTTTTTATGCCTGAGGACGACAAAAATCGCAAAAATGTCGTCATAAACGCGGATGACGACAAAAACCGCGAAAATGTCACAGACATACAGACAGACAGTACAAACAATACAGTACAGGAGGTACATACAAACACACACACACAACAGCAAGCAACCGGCTACGGGCCTATAGAGGGCCCTCCGCCGGTAGCTTTACGGAACAGCATACCGGCAGTAGCCGATATACAAAACTCAGAAACAGAAAATGAGACACACAGTGAACAAGCTGCTTGCCCCGAAGATATTGCCATGCTTGCAGACGAGGCTATGTCTTATGCAAAAAACAATGAAGAGACAAAGAGCGCGGTTTGTACAAAGCTGGAGGATTTTTTTGTTAAGTTTTGTTATGGGTACGACAAAAAGCAAGGCAGGCATTCTATCCAGAAAATTGCAGAACGTATCTGCAATCTTGCGGATGACAAGAATCCTGCAGACTGTATCTGCGACATACTTTGCAAAGAGTTTAAGAAAATGAATGAGACTGGCAGCGGAAATCCGTACTGGAAAAACATTGCATTACTTCCAAGTAATATGCTTAAGGACAGTGTTTGGAGTTATCTGATGGGTTTTGCAGGAAAAATACTTGCAAAACAAAATAAAAACAATGCTTTTCAAAGGGAAGCAGAGAAATATCTTGCAGAAGCCAAGAAAAACCATGATGCAGTTTTGGATTATCTGGATGAGGAATACAAGAAATACGGCATAGATCCTAATGCTCCAGATAGTACACAGAAGCTGCTTATTGCTAAAAGCAATGCGCTGAAAGAGAAGAACGAATCCCAAAACGGAAAGCAGGAGGAACCGTCGTATGATGTATTCTAGGAGCTAAAACTTGATAGATCCCGAAGAAAACGATGAAAGCTGGGATGCCGAATTGCGAGGAAAAGAACGACTTTTTGTTTTGCGCTACTGCACGGACAGTGAAGTCTTTTTGAATGCAACGGCAGCTTACCGAAAAGTTTATACCAAAACAGACGATAAGACCGGAAAGCCGATTAAACTTGCAAAAGAAGTTTGTGAGGCTGCATCGTCGCGCCTTATGAAACGTGACCGTATCAAAATTGCGTGTGCAAGGTTACTGAGACAGACGCAGGCGGATGTTGATGAACGGAGCCAGTATCAGCTTTTACACGATCTGCTTTTATGCGCTACTTACAATCCGGCTGATATTATAACGGCGGATGGAACGCTGAAAGTAAAAGATCTTAAATCTTTGGGAGAACTTGCCAAGTGTGTGACACACATCAAGCAGACTAAATGGGGCCTTGATGTATCACTTGCGGACAGAGGCAGGTATATGACACAGCTTCTGCAGTACTTGGATATTATACGTCCTGAAATACCGGTTGAAGAGAAACTTAGAGTTATCTCAATGGTATCTAAAGCCGGCAGTGTTGAAGAATGGAACGATATGGCGGAAAAAATTGGTTAGCGTATGAAGGTAAAAGTCATCGAATCTAAAAACGGCCAGCGGAAGGTTTATGAAATCTACTGGGAACCGCAGCCTAAACAACAGCTTTTACTAAGTTGCCCTGCTACAGAGGTTTTATACGGTGGAGCTGCAGGTGGCGGAAAAAGCGATGGACTTTTAGGAGATTTTTTTCAAGGAGCAGATAAATACGGTAAAAGATGGAAAGGTATTCTTTTCAGACTTACAACATCTGAGCTTGAAGAATTACAGGATCGATCTGATGAATTATACACTCCACAAGGTGCTGAGTTTTTGGGTAATTCCAACAAAAAAGGTTCAAGAATGTGGATATTTCCAAACGGTGCGACCTTAAAGATGCGCTATCTTGAAAATGAAAAAGACGTAAGGCGTTATCAGGGACATCAGTATACATGGATTGGTTTTGATGAGCTGGGAAACTGGCCTACTCCATATTGCTGGGAGTTTATGAAATCGCGCTTGCGAAGTGTTTACGGAGTGCCGTGTTACATAAGGGGAACTGCAAATCCTGGAGGGGTCGGACACGGATGGATTAAAGCACGATTTATTGATAATCACGTACCAAACAAGATTTTTTACATTGAAAAAGAAATCAATGGCAAAAAGATACGTGATACAGCATGCTTTATTCCTTCTACGCTGGATGATAACCAGATTCTTATGAAGAATGATCCGGATTATGAAACAAGGCTGTTGAGCTTACCAACGCAGCTTGCGCGTGCGCTTAGGTATGGAGACTGGAGTGTTTTTGAGGGACAAGTTTTGGATAGTTTTAGACCAGATATACATGTATGCAAACCATATTTACTAGAACAAGGAAACTGGTTTAAGTTTTGCGCTATGGACTGGGGATGGTCTAAACCGTATGCTATCGGTTTTTATGCTGTTAATTCACTAGGACTTGTAAGACTTTATCGTTTGCTTTATGGATGCAAGGAAGGTGAATACAACGTAGGTATAAAGAAAAGCGCAGAAACACTTGCGAAAGAAGCCTGGAGTTATGCAGCACTGGATGGTATTAAAGATATGGTAGCAGATCCGGCAATATGGACGGATGAAAAAATAGAGGATAGCAGTAAGTCTATTGAGCAGATGTTTACAGAATCAGGTTTTAATATGATTAAAGCTAATAATGACCGAGTTAACGGACTTATTATTGTAGATCAGACATTTAAACAGAAGGTAGTTATAGGAGAAGAAAACGGACAGCCTAAAGAAGTGCCTATGTTTCAGGTGTTTGATACATGCGTTGATTTTATACGTACTATTCCTTTACTTACACCGGATCCAAACCATCCGGAAGATGTAGATTCAAGACTTGAAGATCATATTTATGATATGCACAGATATGCACTTATGAGCGACTTTGTGAAGCATCCGACAACACATTTACGCAAGATAAACGGCAGCTGGCGGCAGCCAAGACAGGCTAAGGAATGGGATCCATTTTAGGGAGGAAGATATGGAGATAAAAGGAAAAGTGCATTGTTTTTTTGAACAATCCGGAACATTTAAAAACGAGTTTATTAAACTTGGAATTCCCGCAGAAGATTACGACATCCAGGACAACTTCGGTCAAACAGATCATGTGGTTGACTTGTTTGCAGAAATTGACAAGGCATACGATAACTTAACAAGACAAGACAAGACATTGTTCGATTCTATCGACCCTTGTCAAGACCTTGTTCTGGCTTTTTTTCCTTGTATATATTTCGAGACAAAGCAGATGTGTTACTATCAGTTAACTTGTTTAAATAACAGACATAAACCGGAGTACGACAGAGTTGTGGATGCAATAGAAAGACTGGAGCAGCGTACGACATTTCATAAGCTGCTATATAAACTTTTATATTTAGCATTAAAACTTGGATTTCGATTGATTATTGAAAACCCTGCAATGAAACCGAATTATCTGATTGGAACACAGAATTTTCCAAGCCCAACAATTATCGATAATAACAGAATGGAAAGGGGCGATTATTTCAAAAAGCCGACAGCTTACTGGTTTTTTAATTGCGAGCGTACTTATGGTTATACAAGGCAGAACGATAAGGAGCAGAAAATAATAAGGCAATGCAAATCTGCTCCAAGAGCAGGATTGTGTTCCGAAGAACGCTCAATGATAAGTCCTGATTATGCACGTAATTTTATTTGTGATTTTATTTTAGGAAAATATCAGCCGGAAATAAGTGATCCGGTATTATTTGATATAGAAGAATATTTATAAAGGGAGGACTTATGGGAAACATTAATCATGTAGTTTTAGAAGGTAATCTTACAGCGGCAGCTACTCTATCACACTGGACGAATGGAACTGCTTATGCAAGGTTTACCATTGCAAACAACAGAAGCTATAAGGACCAGAACGGTGAATGGCAGGAAATTGTTTCATTTATTGATTGCCAGATCAAAGGCCTTTATGCAGAAGCCAAAATTAAAGACCTTCTAAAAGGTAGACACGCATCTGTAGAAGGCCGTATAAGACAGAACAGATGGAGTGATGATAAAGGTAATCATTCAGCTGTTTACATAGAAGTTGAAAATATTTCATTTCCTCCAGGCGCATTTACACCAAAAACAGATACACCTAATGCACAACAACAGCCAGCCGGACCAGAGCCGACAGGAAACTTTGACGACCTGGATGCAGGTATTCCATTCTAACAGGAGAAGATATGACACCAACAGAGTTTGCGGACAAAGTTGCAGCAATGCGCGAAGCACAGAAAAATTATTTTAAGTATCGTTCAAGTAAAGCTCTGCAGTTATCTAAGCTGTTAGAAAAAGAAGTAGATACAATTTTAGCAAATCGTAAAACAAAACCAAAAGACGAATATGAACAAGGAAGTTTATTCTAAGACGGAGAGTATATGAAAAAGCTAACAGTCCAGCAGTTATGCGACAAATTGACTGAGCTATGCCATCAAGGGCTTGCACAGAGTGAGGTGTTACATACCTGCGGGTTAGAAATAAAAAACATAACTGATTTAGAAGTTATAGGAGAAAAAGTGCTTATTACAAGCAGGGAGGATTAAAACTATGACAGAAATTACAAGAAGTGGAATGTATGAACAGATGGTTCAGGACATTATCGAAAATGATGAGCTTTTGTATATGCTTAGAGCTTTAAATGCAAAGGTTGTTTGCGTTGTATCAGACAATGTAAAGGTGGATGAAAGTAAACGCCGTGTTTATGCTGAGATTGAAAAAATACCGGCTAAATACGAATCGTTCATAAATGCAGATGCAATGATTATTATTTATACGCTAAACATTGCTTCTTTTGATAAAAAGAAAAAAGAAATTGTACTTTTGCGTGAGTTATTAAAACTTTGCATAGATGAAACAGAAGGCAAAAGAAAAGTATCTATTGGAGATTATGATATTAAAGACTTCCGCTGCATCGTTCAGCGTTACGGGGCTAACTGGGATCAGGAAGCTACTTTGTTTGACGGGGTGGAAGAATGCCAGGAAGTTGCAGAATGCGATATGGATATGCAGCATTCACTTGAAGAATTATGGAAAAGCATAAGAGAGAACGACATAAATTATTTCGATTTATCGCAAGTACACGGTTTTGCTAAGTGCCTGGCAGAAGAAGCTGTACAAGTTGCAGCTGTATGTGAACGTTTTATGGAGACTACACAGCCTGCAAAAGAGAAAGAACAGGCGCCTATATACCGGGAGGATAAGACATTTTTATGAAAGAACAAATGACACATACAGAACTATGCAGATTAACCGCCGAGAAGTTTTGTAAGGCACTTGCTATTTATGAAGTCAAAGCACAGGAAGAAAACCCTGATGTTATTACTTGGTACACAAGCGGACACAGTATTGTATTTGAAATAAAAATGAGCAGATCAGATTTTCTAGCAGACTTCAAAAAGCACTGCAGAAAACAGGAAGTGTCTAAATGTGGTAATTTCCACGCTTATGTATGCTATGGAGATTTTATCAAGAAAGAAGAAGTGCCGGATGACTG